GACGTACGTAAGGCACAGGTTTCCGGATTCTATAGCGATATAGAATTAGGAAGACCGGCCTATACGCAAGATAGAGTTCACGAAGAAGAAAGAAAATTAGAAGGAACTAGAAAAACTTATAATCAAACAGACCAAACTTATACAATTTTAGAATGTCATATGAATTTAGACCTGGAAGGTTTTGAAGATGTTGATCAAGAAACAGGAGAACCTACAGGAATTAAACTGCCTTACATTGTAACGATGGAAGCAGGGGGTCGTAAGATTTTGTCTATCAGACGAAATTATCAACCTAATGATCCTCTGAAGAAGAAAGTCCAATACTTTGTCCATTTTAAATTTCTACCAGGACTAGGTTTCTACGGATTTGGACTTATTCATATGATTGGCGGATTGAGCCGAACTGCCACAGTAGCTCTCCGCCAATTACTCGATGCAGGTACTTTAAATAATTTACCTTCGGGATTTAAACAGAGAGGTGTTAGAGTTAGAGATGATGCACAACCTTTACAACCAGGAGAATGGAGAGATGTGGATGCACCAGGAGGAAGTTTAAGAGATGCATTCTTTAATCTTCCCTATAAAGAACCATCACCAACATTATTACAATTGATGGGAATTGTTGTTGAAGCTGGTCAAAGATTTGCTTCAATTGCTGATAACCAAGTAGGAGATGCTAAAGCTCAAGGAGCAGCGGTAGGTACAACAGTTGCATTATTAGAACGGGGCTCAAGAGTAATGTCAGCTATACACAAAAGAATTTATAATTCATTAAAAGAAGAATTTAAATTATTAGCAACTATATTTGGTCAATATTTACCACCGGAATATCCTTATGATGTGGTAGGCGGAAACAGATTAATTAAACAAGCAGATTTTGATGACAGGATAGATATTGTTCCTGTAGCAGACCCCAATATATTTTCCATGACCCAAAGAATTCAATTAGCTCAAACTCAATTACAATTGTCAATGTCTAATCCACAAATGCATAATATGTATGAGTCTTACAGAAAAATGTATGAAGCTTTAGGAATTAAAAATATTGATCAAGTATTACCTCCTCCTCAACCGCCAGTTCCAAAAGATCCGGCATTAGAACATATTGATGCGATGGCTATGAAACCTTTTCAAGCTTATAGAAATCAAGATCACAGAGCGCATATTACAGCTCACATGAATTTTATGGCTACTAACTTTGCTAGAAACAATCCACCAATTATGGCAGCGTTAGAAAAAAATATTATGGAGCATATATCATTGATGGCACAAGAACATATTGAAATGGAATTTGCAGCACAGATTATGGAAATACAACAGGCACAGGCCCAGGGTGCTCAAGGACCGGAACTTCAACAACAAGTTCAACAACTGAATTTAATGATGGAAGCAAGAAAAGCTGTTTTGATTGCAGAGTTTACTGAAGAGTTTATGAAGCAAGAAAAAGAGATTACTTCTATGTTAGATAGTGACCCTTTAGTTAAACTTAAAGCTCAAGAGTTAGATCTTAAAGCTATGGAGAACTATAGGAAACAAACCGAAACTACTGAAAGAGTAAACCTAGATAAAGCTAAATTAGTCCAAAATAGAGACCTTCAAGAGCAAAAAATGGAGCAAAATGAGGACTTAGCTAATCTTAGAGCTGAAACTTCATTAGTTAAACAAGAGATGTCCAATCAAGCTAAACGTCAGTCTGATATTATGAAAAGAAAAGACGTAAAAACCTTGAAAGGTCCTCGAGAATAGTATAACAATTAGTTAGGAGAAAATTATGAGAAATGATTTTGGAACAAGACCTTACAAACCAAGATTTCCTTATGACAGAGAAGGCATGAAAAAAGGCGGATCTGTTAAAAAGAAAAAACAGGGATACAAAGATAGAGAAGACGAATCTCTAGGAATGAGAACTGGAAAAGAATCTGGTAAGAAACAATCTATGAAAGCTCGTAGAGATGAGTCTTACGGAAAATGGGGAAAAAGAAAAGCTAAGTTTGGTCGTTCAAATAAAGTTAACAAGTAAGGAGTAACTAACATGGCTTGGAGAAATATACTTCGAAACCCTAAAACTGCGGGAAGAGCACTTATGAATCTTGGCGGTAGAGCAAACCTATTGGAAGAAGTAGGTCGTATCGATGCTGAGAGAATGAATCCAAATAGAAGAGCCGAGAAAAGAAGAGTTATTGGAGAACTAAATAGAGGATACAACAAAGGTGGAAGAGTTGGCCTTAAAAAAGGTGGAGACAGTAAGTGGATTCAAAAAGCTACTAAAGGTATGAGAAAAGATAAACCTTGTACTGGTAAAAAATTTGGTGGTGCTACTTGCCCTCCAGGATCTAAAAGATATAATCTTGCTAAGACTTTTAAAAAGATGGCTAAGAAAAGAGGATAATATGAAAAACGCATTTGGAAAATATTTAAATAAAGATGGTTATTTAAAAGGTGGTTTGCATGTAAAAAATGCAGCTCCTAGAAATACTACTATGAAAGAAGTTAAAACAAGTGCACCAGGAGTTGGTGTTCAAACACATGGTGGTCGAATGGGATCAGCTTTAAATACAAAAAGACCTGATCAATCTATTTTCTTAAATGAAGATGGATATTTAAAGGGAGGAGTACCAGTAAAAAATGGATAATAAAAAAGACAAAGAGCCTTTCTACAAAGGCGTAGATTTTTCTAAATTCACTAACAAAGATGGATATGCTAAAGGCGGAGTAGAATATACTGTGTCAGAAAAAATTCCTCTAGAGAATGCAGTTGGTGGACAAAGAAGAATGCTAAAGGATAAGAAATCCAAAGTTAAGTGGTACTAATTTATGGCTTGGTTTAGCCTAGCTAAAATAGCATTACAAGCTGGGGGTAAAATTTACGCTAACAGACAAAAAGCAAAAGTTGCTATGTCTGATGCACAACTTTTACACGCAGAGCGTCAAGCTCGAGGTGAGGAAGCTTACCAGGGCAAATTATTAGAAGCCCGTCAATCAGACTACAAGGACGAATTTGTCCTCGTAATTATTTCGGCGCCCATAATTGTGTTAATGTGGGCAGTGATGTCGGACGATCCGGCAGCAATGGAGAAAGTAAAATTATTTTTTGAGTATTTCCAGTCATTGCCGTCATGGTTCACAAATTTGTGGATTCTTGTCGTTGCGAGCATTTTTGGAATTAAGGGAACTCAAATCTTCAGGAATGGTAAAAAATAATGGTAGACAAACCTAAAATAATTGAAATTGATCCTACTAAAGAGGATTTTGAAAAATCAAAAAAAGAAATGAAAAGACTAATGAAACAATATAAAAACAAAGGCCTTGATTGGGATGCTGTAAAAAAGTCTTATAAAATTTGGACAAAATAATGCCTTTTAAATCAGAGAAACAAAGAAGATATCTCTGGAAAAACCATCCTAAAATTGCTAAAGATTGGACCGAAACCTATGGCAGTAAACCCGTAGGAAAAAAGAAAAAGAAAGGAAAGAAGAAACATGGCACAAAATAATGAATTTATTGTAATTCATAAATTACAACGCGCAATTAAACAAAGATTGCAAGCTTTATCGTTAAGTGTTACGTCCGGAGCAGTTGACAACTTCGATAAATATAAGTATATTACTGGACAGATAGCGGCACTTGAAGGTGTCTTTCAGGAAATCTCTAACCTGCTAAATAATACAAAGGAGCAAGAACATGACGGAAAAGTTATTAGAATCGACAAAGACAGAAATCCCAAAGATTAAATTAGCATTAGAGCCTGCTTTAAAAAAAGCTGCTGAAGAAGCAGAAGCTAAAAGAAATGTTCCACCTGTTGAATCAAGTTTGCCTAAACCTACTGGCTGGAGAGTAATGGTTTTACCTTTTCAACCAAAAGTTAAAACTAAAGGTGGAATTTTATTAGCAGAAGCAGCATTAGAACGACAACAAATCGGAACGGTTTGTGGTTTAGTTTTAGGAATGGGACCAGATTGTTATCGAGATAAAAAAAGATATCCTGAGGGTCCGTGGTGCAAGAAAGGTGATTGGGTTATCTTTGCAAGATATGCCGGTTCACGTTTAAAAATTGAAGGGGGAGAAATAAGAATCTTAAATGAAGATGAGATTCTTGGAACCATACAAGATCCTGAAATGATCTTGCATGAATATTAAACATAGGAAGGAACTATGCCAGAAGAAGCAAAAAAACCTAGTGAAAAACTAGTCGATTTAGACACAAGTGGTGAAGGTGCTCAAATTGAAATTAAAGAGGAAGGAAAAAATGAAGAAAGTGTTGAAATCAATACTGAGTCCGTTGACACATCTGAGAAATCTGATGTCAGCGCTGATGTTCAGGAAAGCCAACAAGAAACGAAGAGCGAAGAAAAAGAAGAAACGAAACAAGAAACGAAACAAGAAACGCAAGACGAGAAACTAGAAGAGTATAGTGATTCGGTTAAGAAAAGAATTTCTAAACTTACCAGAAAGTGGCGAGAAGCAGAACGTCAGAAAGATGCTGCTTTAGAATACGCTAAAGGCGTAGAAACAAAAAGAAAAACTTGGGAATCTAGATATAAACATTTAGATTCAGCTTATCTTAAAGACTCAGAAACAAGAGTTAAAAACCAATTAGAAGCTGTTAAGGCTAAATTGGCTGCAGCTATTGAAGGTGGAGATACAGCTAAACAAGTTGAAGCTCAAACTGAATTGAGCACATTAACAACTGATGCAAATAGGATTGCTACAGAGAAATCAAAAAGAGAAACTTATGAGAGGGAAACTCCTCAAGCTCCTCAATACAGAGAAGGAATGGCACGACCAACGCCTCAATCTTTACCTCAAGTAGATGAGAAAGCTGAATCATGGGCAGATAAAAATAAGTGGTTTGGTAAAGATAAACCTATGACTTATACTGCTTTTGAACATCATAAGGAACTTGTTGAATCTGAAGGTATGGATCCTACATCTGACGAGTATTATGCTGAGATAGACAAGAGAATGAAGCTTGACTTCCCACATAAATTTGGTAAAACTAATGCAAATACGACTAAACCCGCTCAGACGGTTGCCCCTGTACGCAGAGGCGTAAAACCTGGTCGCAAAACTGTGAATCTCACATCTTCACAGGTGCAAATTGCAAAAAAATTAGGTGTGCCACTCGAAGAATATGCGAAACAAGTATTAAACACGGAAGGAGCATAAGCATATGGAAAACAATAAAACTTCTCGTGCGAGCGAAACAAGGTCTAAATCTGAAAGACCAAAAGTTTGGACTCCACCATCATCTTTAGATGCACCACCGGCGCCTGATGGATTTAGGCACAGATGGATAAGAGCTGAGACTCTAGGTTTTGACGATACGAGAAACGTACAAGGAAGACTTAGAAGCGGATACGAATTAGTGAGAGCTGACGAATATCCAAATTCAGATTATCCTGTGAATAAAGACGGAAAATACGCTGGGGTTATCGGAGTTGGTGGCCTAGTGCTGGCTAGGGTACCCGAAGAGATCGCTAAATCTCGTGAGGCTTATTTTGCTGAACAAACAAAATCTGCCGACGAAGCTTTAAAACACGATTTAAATAGGGAACAGCACCCAAGTATGCCAATCAATCAAGAGAGGCAGACTCGTGTAACCTTCGGTGGTACAAAGAAGGACGAAGATTAGTCTTTCTCGGGATAACAACCAATTCCCTACTATCGATTTAAATTAACCCGTCCCCTCGGGGACAAAGGAGTATACTATGGCAAATATAGACGCACCATTTGGTTTTAGACAAGTGGGTGGATTAGGTAGTAGACCAACTTCTAACGGTACTTCTCAGTACAAAATTGCATCAGGACAAACTGCTGCGATGTATGCTGGGGACGTTATCGCGTTAGCGGGTTCTGGTGGATTAAAAGTAGAAGGCGGCACAACTGTGACTGCTGGATACGTAGGTCCATCTGAAACTGACGCTTCACGTAACGTAGGTATCTTTAACGGTTGTCTCTATGAAGATCCAACTACTAACAAACCAACCTTTCAAAACTATTGGCCAGGTGATGTAGCTGCAGCAGCAGATGCATTCATCTACGACGATCCTGATGACTTATTCGAAGTTCAGACGGCTGGAACACACACTCAAGCAGTTGTGGGACAGGCGTGTGATATGGTTTATGCAGCAGGTTCAACAGTAACCAATGGTAGATCGAAAGAGGAACTTTTAGGTACAGCTAGTGCTAGCGGAATGTTCGCAGTTCTTAGATTGAGTGAAGACCCATCTAACAACGACGTTTCAAGTGCTAATTCTAACTGGATTGTGAAGTTCAACACTGGTCAACACGTATACTTACTCGCAATCTAATAAGGAGATAAATTATGGCAATATCACGACAGCAGCTTATCAAAGAGCTCGAGCCAGGTTTAAACGCCTTGTTCGGTTTAGAGTATAAGCAATACGCAGATCAGACCAAAGACATCTACGCAACAGAATCATCTGACAGAGCTTTCGAAGAGGAAGTAATGTTATCTGGTTTTGGTGATGCAGCAGTAAAACCTGAAGGTCAAAACGTAAGTTTTGATACAGCTCAGGAAACTTACACTGCTAGATACACGATGGAAACAATTGCACTAGCTTTTGCAATCACAGAAGAAGCAATAGAGGACAACCTTTATGACAGACTTTCTTCTAGATACACAAAAGCACTAGCAAGATCTATGGCGAGTACTAAGAATACTAAAGGCGCAGCTTTACTTAATAATGCGTTCACATCCGGAACTTTCGGAGATGGACAATTTCTTATAGTAAATTCGCACCCTACGTTATCTGGTAATCAAAGTAACTTGTTAACGAATGCAGCAGACTTAAACGAAACTTCTTTAGAAGCGATGATCATTCAGATCGCGCAAGCTAAAGATGAAAGAGGTCTTAAAATTGCAGCTAAACCTAGAAGAATGGTTCTTCCGGTTAACTTGCAATTCGTTGCAGAGCGATTGATGAAATCTCAAGGTAGAGTTCAGACAGCAGACAATGATATTAATGCAATCAAAAACATGGGAGCAGTTCCAGAAGGATATGTTATTAATAATTATTTAGCTGATGACGACGCTTGGTTTGTAATCACTGATGTACCTAACGGAATGAAACATTTCGATAGAGCACCGTTGAAAACTTCAATGGAAGGCGATTTCGATACTGGAAACGTTAGATACAAAGCTAGAGAGAGATACGCATTTGGATGTTCAGACTGGAGAGGAATCTTCGGAACACCTGGAGTGTAATCTTAAACAATTTATGTGGCGGAACACAGTTTCGCCACATTTACTAAATAGAAAGAAAAAATGCACAAATTCCTAGTACATATTAATGCTTACCAATATCTGGCTAAATTTGAAGTGTTAGCTGAAGATAATGTTGAATCTATTGAGAATTCAATAGTTGACAAACTGGGAGATAAGAGTATAAAATGGGAATATCTTGGAGAAATGATGAGTCCCAAGATGAACAGAATAACCTATGAGGAGGTTGTTGATGGTACAAGACCTGTACAAACAAAAAAGGTCCTTGGAGTTGAGGTGGCAACTGGAGTATGAGCAAAGTG